GATGACCTATTCAATCAAAATGAAGAAGGAACAACTGTTCCTATTGAAATAATGGTTGACCCGTTCGCCGGGATAGTGTATCGTTATACTACTGTGACATTTAAAATGGATGAGGATAACATTCCTCGGATGCAATATGATTATGAGATTATCAAGACGAATGATTTGTCTATGGTTACCTTACGTAAGAATGAAAAGTTCAACACTATGTTAGGACTTATTTTAAATGCCTTGTTGTTAGATGCCTCAGAAGTGGATGGTGATAGTGAGATTAGAACAAACGATACTAAAGAACTTAATCAAGAATGAAGTATATACTCGCAAGGTACTTCCATTCTTAAAAGAAGAATACTTTTCTAACACAGAAGACCGGCTACTTTTCAAAGAGGTGGCCGATTTTGTGTTGAAGTATAATCAACAACCAACCTTTGATGCCCTAAATATCGAGGTTGATAATCTACGTGGTACGACTGATGATACGGTTAAGAATATCAAAGAGACATTAAAAGAACTTGATGCTGACACAATTTCGACAAACGCGGATTGGCTTTTAGACAATACTGAAAAGTTTTGCCAAGAAAAGGCCATATATAATGCTATCACACATTCTTTGGAGATTATGAATGGAAAAGGAAAACTCGATAAAGGCGCAATACCTTCCCTACTTTCTGATGCTCTTTCCATCTCTTTTGATCCTAATGTTGGACATGATTATCTAGAACAGTTCGAGGACCGTTATGAGTATTATCACCGTGTTCAAGAAAAGTTGCCATTCGATCTCGATTTCTTTAATAAAATTACGAAGAATGGTGTTCCAAAGAAAACACTCAACGTTGTTATGGCTGGTGTTGGTGTTGGTAAATCTCTTTTTCTTTGCCACTTGGCTTCTAGTTATCTTAACATGGGTAAAAATGTCCTCTATATCACACTAGAGTTGGCTGAAGAGGAAGTATCAAAACGTATTGATGCTAACCTTCTTAACATAACCTTTGATGATCTTATGATTCTACCAAAGGATATCTACAGATCACGACTTGATAAATTAAAGGCAAAAACAACCGGTAAGCTGATCGTAAAAGAGTATCCAACCTCATCGGCATCAGCAACTCATTTCAGGTCATTACTTAATGAATTGAACCTGAAAAAGAACTTTGTGCCTGATGCCATTATGATCGATTATCTTAACATCTGTTCCTCTTCACGTATCAAACCTGGTGTTGCTAACAGTTATACTTACATTAAGGCAATCGCCGAAGAGTTGAGAGGACTTGCGGTTGAGTTTAATGTGCCTCTTTGGTCTGCCACACAGTTAACCAGAGGTGGTTATGGATCATCCGATCCAGACATGACAGATACTTCCGAGTCCTTTGGTTTGCCTGCGACTGCTGATTTATTCTTGGCCCTTATCACAAACGAAACAATGGAACAATTAAAACAGGTTCAAGTTAAACAGTTAAAGAACCGTTATAATGATCCGTCACAGAATAAAAGATTTGTGATTGGTATTGACAAAAGTAAAATGAAATTGTATGATGTAGAACAATCGGCGCAAGATATTGTGGACTCAGGACAGGAAGAAGTGAAACCTATTCCTCGAAAGTTTGATGGTGGTAAGAATAAGTTTAAGGGGTTAAAAGTATGACAAAGCGACTATATACATACTATCCAGAATTCGATGAAAATGATTTCTTACTATGGAAAGTTTATGAGACGATGACCAACCAAGTTGTTGCTGAATTCGTCTTTGAGGATGAGGCTCAAGAGTATATGGAAAAACTTGAGAATGGATTTGCATTTGCCGGATATACTCCTTCTTTTATTCTTAGAAAAGTTCCGACCGATATCAACGATGCCTTTGCCGCAGAATTTGCTTGACATTCCGTTTTAAATCGTGTAATATGATTAGAATGGTCTCGTAGCTCAGCTGGATAGAGCAACGGATTTCTAATCCGCAGGTCGCAGGTTCGAATCCTGCCGAGATCGCCACTATATACTGGAGATTGATATGCGTGAAGAAAAGATGGTATATTACTGGGTAGTTGAGGCTACAGAAGGTAATAAAGTAATTTTCCGTAAAGAGTATCATGATAAAGAAGGAAAGGCATTTCGTGTCTATAATTCCTTAAAGACAAAAGGCACAGTTTCTATACAGAGAAAGTGGAGAGCAGCATGAACGAGGAACAATTTCAACTTCTTTGGGAATGTTATATGTCCGGACAAATGAATGAAAAGCAATGGCAAGAACATATCAAGAATGATGATGGTTTTGCTGAATGGTTAAGAAAACGAGCACCTAAGGATTTTTAATGTGGATGATACATATCAAAGTTGGCAACAATTCAGTCTATTTTCTTCGGATGTTTATATTTTAAATAAACCAGAATTCTTGCATAACGTTAAAACCATTTCTTATGAATACTTAAATGAAACGAAAAAATATCAAACTTTTGATGAAATATATGGAGTATATCAATCTAATAATTTTAATCATGATCCTAGATTGAGTGGATTTAACGAATATATTTCTAAAACTTCATATGATATATTCTCGTCTCAGGGTTATGATATGATGAACAAAGAAGCATACTGTACCCATATATGGATGCATCACTGTTCCAAATATGCATCCGCTGAACAACACATACATGCTAATAATTCACAAATATCAGGATTTTATATATTAGAGTGTCCTGAAAACTGTAGTAAAATGCTTTTTCATGATCCTAGGCCTGGTAAAATACAGATGAACTTCGGTTTTAATAATGATAATATTACAACATCTGCTAAAGATAGAATTTTATTTAATCCTGAACCTGGTATGTTATTACTTTTTAACTCTTGGTTACCACATTCTTTTACTAGAAATGAATCTCATGAACCTTTTACATTTATACATTTTAATATAGGTGTTATGGAGAATTTTAATGGATGAAAATCAACTACGTCGCCAGGCTATTTTTAGAATGGCCATTTTCTTTTTAATTACAATTATTATTGGTTTTATTGCCAGTGATATTAATATGCTATCAAGTCAATAGTAATGATAGATGGAAATTTTTAATTTATTTCCTACATTGATCGTTTTAGAAAAAAATATTATTACAAGACAGCAATGTGAATCAATTGCGGAATATTTTGAACATAGAAATTATTTATTTTGTGAACACAATTCTTTAATAGGAGATTCTGTTAGCACACATATATTTACGGATTCCTACAACAGAGAAATTGGTAGCAATTTTTATGCCTTAGATGAAATAATAAGTAATTTAGATGGTCTTTCACAATTGAAAAACACTATTAATCTTATATGTAAAGAATATTCGGATAAATCAGGATTTAATTTTTCTAAAATAACAAGTTCTTGGATTAATATACAGAATAAAGGTTCTATTTTAGAATCACATACACACCCATGTTCGACTATCTCAGGTGCTCTATATATAAATGTTGATGATAATAGTAGTAAAATTTATTTTGACAATCCAAATTGTTTTTTAGACTTTACTAATATTAAAAAAGACACAACATATAGTTATAAAAAATATTGGATTTCTCCTAAAATAGGAGATTTAATATTATTTCCTAGTTGGATTAAACATGGGTCTAACTCAGAAATTAACTTTACGGAAAAAAGAATGGTGTTAAGTTTTAACACCCTATAAAAGGAGATACATTATGTTTCAGATTTCAGAACAAACAAAAGCAGAAGCAGTTGCCGCTATGAAGGTTATCCTTGGTGAAGGTGTATCGGATGATAGTGTAGAAGCGGCATTTGAAGAAGCTGTTGCTATCGTCAAGAAGCAATTTGGAATGTGATGAAAGAGTTAATCTTACAAGACAACTTTATAGGTGCTTGGTTTTTAGAAGATATATCTATATGTGATAGATTAATACAGTATTATGAAAGTTTACCAGAACGTCAAGTTAAAGGTAAACTAGGTTTAGCATGTGTTAATGAAGAACAGAAAAAATGTAAAGAAATATTTTTTACACATGAAGAAGAGTTAATATATGAATATATTTTTTCTTTGCAAAAAGTATGTGAGGAGTATATAAAAAAATATAGATTTTCTGCGGCTGGTGCAGGATGGTCTATTATAGAAAAAGTGAAAATACAAAAATATGATCCAGGTGATGGATATTATACGTGGCATTGGGAAAGAAGTGCTCCTAAGTTTCCTGAAGTGTATAGGCATTTGGTTTTTATGACCTATTTAAATGATGTTAATGATGAAGGAGAGACCGAATTTTTCTATCAAAAACTTAAAGTTCGTCCACAGAAAGGATTAACTTTAATATGGCCTGCGGATTGGACTCATACACATAGAGGTGTTGCGAGTATGTCCCAAACGAAATATATAATAACAGGATGGTATAATTATGAAAAATTAGAAATATAAAGATGAATAAAATCAATATCAATACGGAGTGTAGCGCAGTCTGGTAGCGCATCTGCTTTGGGAGCAGAGGGTCGTTGGTTCAAATCCAGCTACTCCGACCAACATTAAGGATTTATTATGAATAAGTATCTATCGGCTGCGGCCATTTTCATTACACTAACAACTTCGGCAGCCGCCGATCCGTTATCAGATTTTTTCGATGGTGCCTTTGGCGGGCAACAACCACAACAGAAAGTGACAAGAGGTAAACATGGCCGCAGCATTCAAAGCGACGATACTAATGATTGGACTGCTAGTTGGGGTGATCATGGTCATGGAGGGAGTCGCATGGTTGCTTCTTTCTACGGGCATGGTGAAAGACTTTCCAAGCACACAGCGTCAGGTGCGGTTTTCAACCCTAGCGCCCACACATGCGCCCACCGAACATATCCATTTGGCACAGTCCTCCGTGTATGTCACAGAGGTTGTGTAAATGTTACAGTCAACGATAGAGGTCCTTTTGTCAGGGGTCGGCATCTCGACCTGTCTTATGGTGCTGCTAGGGCTATCGGTATGGGATCGACATCTTCTGTAACAGTCGAGAAATTGAATTGAAAAAAATAGTATTCACTTCCGGACTGCCAAGGTCCGGAAGCACACTTTTATCAGCAATACTCAACCAGAATCCTAGATTTCATGCTAACATGAGCCTTCCTGTTAGGCAGATATTTGATAGTATAATTGAAACATTAAACGTTTCTGGAAATAATAAAAATTATTTTTCGGATGAAAAGATTGAAAAAATTTTAAGATCATTTTTTGATTCATTATATGATGATAATAAAAGTGTTTATTTCAATAATAACAGGTTATGGACCGCTAGAAAGCAATTACTTAATAGATTGTATCCGAATCATAAAATGATTATAACAGTTAGAGACATAGGTTGGATATTAGATTCATTCGAACGATTATCAAAAAATAATATATATTCTAAACCATCTTACTCTACTGGTCAATATAGTTCTGATATTTACGCAAGATGTGAGCAATATTTCGGTTTAATTATAGGCCCTTATAATGGCATAAAAGAAATAATTTATACTAATAGTGAAAATTGTATGATTATTGAATATGATACTTTGGTTTCTGATCCTTATTCGGTAATGAAAAAGATATATGAACATATTGAAGAGCCATTTTTTGAACATGACTTCAATAATATTGAAAATATTAAAAACTATGAAAAATATGACGATCAAATTAATATGCCAGGGTTACATGAATTAAAAAAAGTTGTCACACCATTCGATAGAAAAACCATAATACCACCTGATGTATGGGAAAAACATAGAGGAATGGAAATATGGAAAAATTTAAAATCTTAGTTATGGGATTACCTGGGGCAGGTAAGACAACCTTCACTGAAAAGTTGATTGACGCCTGTTCTTTTCATATAAATGTATATAACGCAGATTTTATAAGAACCATTTTTGATGATTGGGATTTTTCCGATAAAGGTAGATTGAGACAAGCGGAGAGAATGGCCAAATTTGCCGAATCATCCAATTTTACCTCTATATGTGATTTTGTTTGCCCTACAGAAGAAACACGAAAAATATTTAATGCTGATATAACGATATGGATAGATACTATTAAAGAAGGTAGATTTGAGGATACCAATAAGTTATTCGAGACACCTTCTAAATATGATTATAGAATAACAGATTATACTCAAGAAGATAGTGTCATAAAGGAACTCTTATGTATCCTTATAAAATAGAAAATGCGGTTGATGATGATTTTAGAAATTATGTATTGAAATTTGTTGATGATAATTTCAATACATTTGAGAAAAATCCTGTAGGGCCCGGACGATTCTTCATGTCTCATATACAAGACGATGTGATAGAACATGAAAAAATAAAGTTAGCTCATAAGTTTAATATATATGAATGGAAACCAGAACCATTATTTGGTAATTTTATAGGATGTAATTTA